CCGAACAGGTTTTGCCCGTTGTAAAGATGGAGGTGATTGAAAAGCAAGAGATTGTGCTTGCGCCAGCTTCGGCTGAAGAACCGCCCCTTGGTTTAGAGAGAGGGAGTTTGATAGGTGAGGTTGGTCGTAAGAGAAGGAAGATAGCTGAAGAGTATACTGAGTATGAGTTGATGAACGGAGCTAATGTATTTGGGTGTGACGATGATGTGATGTGTGAAGAAGACACGGATGATGAATATGTTGCAGTTAAGTGTGTTGGTTGCGAGAGAGCAGCTTTGCGGAGAGGAGGCGATATCATTGGAGGTGTGTGTTTGCACTGCAATGGCCCCGTAAGGTCTTGTGTTGATCGAGTGTGTTGCAGATATGATGTTGGTTATAAAGACATTATACCAATGACACACTTGATGGACATCCCAAGTCCTGGGTATGCGAGTGCAGTTCGCCACGCAATAGGTGAGTCCGGTACAGTATTGGATATACCAATATACGTTAGAAACATCTGCGGGAGAAACAAGTTAGAAGATTGTCTAGTTTGTGAGCCACCCGCTTTGGTTAACATATGGTATTATGAGAGTGCTGGTAGGATTTGTATAACACCTAAATGGTGGCCAATGCTTAATGCTATGTCAGGAGCTCGTATAGGGGCTCACAATTGCACCATACATGTGTCAAGTTTGTTGTTGACTGGAGAAGGTACCGTTTGGAGTACTTATGGACCAGCACAACAATGGGCAGTGGTGGTGTTATGGATGACAAAAGCTGATGGCATTAGTACCGTTGTTAAGGAGCGTGTGGTGAAGCACTATCAAGCGAAGGAACAGTTGGAATTACAAGCAATGCCGGACTTTGGTAGATTGTGGGGTGACTTAGGATTGTCAGACCTGCTGCACAATTTTGTGGCAACTGTCCTGGATTTTCTGGGACAGACCGCAAAGTTGGGCAAAGAAGGATTCAATTTTGTAGGTGATACATTACGATCTATGGTTGATGGGATTGTTCGCCTTAAGAATCGAACAACCAAAGGAGTCATGGATTTCATTAGAGATTTTACTGGATACAAGAAGGTGTGTGCGTTGTTAGAAACTTTTAAGTTTATGCTGCGCCAACTTTTTATGTTGTTAGTGAGGTTGGCAGTTGAGTATCCACCAGAATTTATAATGTTGGAGTTTGGCTTAGCTGTGACTATGGAAATTGGA